CCCGGCACCTGCTGCAGCGCGGACGCAAGCGCCTGGCCTACGTGGGCGCGCAGTTGGACCAGCGCACCCTGCTGCGTGGCGATGGCTACCGTCGCGCCCTGCAGCAGGCCGGTTGCTACGACCCTTCGCTGGAAGTGCTGACCCCGCGTTCCTCGTCGGTCGGGCTGGGCGGCGAATTGTTCGGCCAACTGCTGGCCAATCATCCCGACGTGGACGCGATCTTCTTCGGCAACGACGACCTGGCGCAGGGCGCATTGCTCGAGGCGCTGCGCAAGGGCATTCGCGTTCCGGAACAGGTCGCCGTACTGGGATTCAACGACCTGCCCAGTTCGGAGTTCATGGTTCCGCGGCTGTCCAGCATCCGCACGCCGCGCAAGGCCATCGGCAGGCATGCGGCCGAGCGGTTGCTCGACCTGATCCACGGCAGGATGGTCGACGTACCCATGCTGGATCTGGGATTCGAACTGATGGAGCGGGAAAGCAGCTGACCTGCCCGCGATGACTGATCGCATTGAGGACGCGTTGGCTTCCGCAAAGGGACGATTCCGCGATCAAGGCTTGGCACGATCAGGCTGGCCCAATGATCATTTAAGTGACTCGTCACTTAAATTATCCGTAGAGGGCGGGCAATGATTGGCCGATGACGAGGAAGTTGGTCGTTAGCCGGCAACGCCAGGGGTGCCGGTGAAATCCGGGCGTTTCCAGCGCGCTCGAACCGCGTACTCCACGCAATCTGCGTGTGTCGTTCCATGAACCCACCTGGATTTCATCCTGGGCGGATTGTAAGGCGGAGCGGAGCATGGGGGCTGGGAAGGTCGATGTGATGCGGGAGGTTCCGGGTTTCGTTACGGGCTCTTGGTTGAGTTATTATTTACATAATATACAAACTCCGGCACATTCTCGGCGTAACCATCTGATTTAACAGGGGTTTCAGCCTTCGCGAAGGCGCTCAACGGCACTAGGAAAATCGCCGCCGCGGCCAGCCGGGTAAGCATCTTCGACCACAGGGCGCGTTCCGCAGGGGACTGCGCCTTTTCCGCGTGGATGCGTGCCATCCATTCCGGCCCGTCCAGCTTCCCGAGCGCGCAAATCTGCGCAATTCGCTCATCCGGCACTGGGTAATAGTCGTGCCTCCATGCGCTGACCACCGCTCGCGTTACGCCCAGCCGCTTACTTAACTCATTGTCTGAGCTGATGTTTGCGGCCTTGCGCGTTTCATCAAGCAACTGATTGATCGCGGTCATGTATTAGCATCCCTTGACGTCGATGTATTGGCGGCACTATACAAGCGCCCGTGTCTTGGCATCGCTAGACACCTCGCCCACGGCCTCCCCCTAGAGCCGTGGGCGGGTTTCTAGGGCGAGGGGGTAGGGGAGGGGGCATGCCGACCGTGCTGCTGCTGATATCGCTGTTCTGCCTGATCGTGGGTCTTGCCGGTCTGGTTGCGTGGGTCATCCGCGTCCGTGAGCTTCGCGCCCTCTCCGAGATCCGTGCCCGGCAGATGGTCGCCCAGGCGCAGGCGGAGTTGAGCCGTGGCTGATCCGTCTTGCTACGTCATTACCGCTGCCGACTGGAATTCGCTGATGTGGGTGATTGCCATGCTCTGCGTTTTCGGCCCAGTCGTTTGGTGGCTTATCGATCTTGACTGGGGTCGGATCGTCTATGCGGTGCGCGTGCTTCTTCGCCTCCGTCGCCGCCGCATTCGTGCGATCAGGGAGGCGCGCCGTGGCTGACGGCTCGCGCGACCGCAGTGCTGAGCGCATCGCCGCTGCACGCGAGGCACGCGGCGACACCGGCTTCATCTATCGCGGCACGTTCTGCGACGTGTGCCACTTGCCTCGAAAGATCGCTACCGATGGCATCTGCGACAAGTGCGGCTCTCATCTGCGCGCCATCCGTAGCGAGCGCGCCAACGCCCAGGCATTCGCGGAGTTCGATCAAGCGATAGGGCATATGCAGGCGCTTGATCGCCGCACGGAAATGGCCTCCGAAGCGCTGCAAAAGCAGAAGCGCGGGGGTGCTGCGTCGTTGGGTGAGTATTTCGCAGCGGGTCCGGTTGCATTGACGCCAGAGGGCCAGCGCGAAGCGCTGGCCCTTGGGCTTGTCCATTACAAAACAAGTGGACACGACACGCCGAAACAGGGGCGGGTGTCCATAGAAATTGATCGCGATCTGTCGCGCGCACGACGTCTGCGGAAGAACGTCATTACGAGTGCGAGGTTGCATGATGAAGAAGCGAAAGCCACGGGCTTCCGTGGGGCGTGGTACATGCTCACGCTCACCTACCGAGATGGAAGCCGTTGCAGCCCTCGCGACGTTAGCGAGCTTCTTAGGTTCATGCGGCGCCACTTCAATCGCGCTCGAACCCGCGCCCAACGGTTTGTCGGTCAGGTGTTCCGTTATCTCTGGGTGGGCGAACTCACCCTTGCAGGCCGTCCCCACTATCACCTCCTGATCTGGGTGCCGAAAGGCATGTACTTCGGCAAGGTCGATCAGCGCGGTTGGTGGCCGCATGGCATGTCGCAGATGGAGAAAGCGCGCAACGCTGTCGGCTATCTCGCGAAGTACGCAAGCAAGTTCACAAGCCTTGTCGCAGGCAAGTTTCCAAAGGGCTTCCGCACGTCGGGGTGCGGTGGTCTCAACGATGAATCCAAGCGCGAATTGCGCTGGTGGAAATCTCCCAGTTCCGCCCGGGAGGTGCTCGGCCCTGATGCCGACATTCGCAAAGCAAAGGGCGGTTGGTTCGACAAGCTCACGGGCGAATTTTGGCCCAGTCCGTGGCGCGTGACTTTTTTCGGGGGCCGAACAATAGCGTGGAAGGTGATAGAGCTATGAAAGTACAGGTGATGACTGAAGCGGTTGAAACCCGCTCGTTTCCGGCTCGCGATGGCAAGCCGGCAGTGAATTTTCGCGAGCAGAAAGCAGCCGTGCTGCGCGACGGTGACTTTCCGCTGCCGTTCAAGCTGACGCTGGATGAAGACCAGCAACCGTACAAGCCGGGCACCTACGAGCTGTGCCCCACGTCGCTGGAATCGAACAAGTATGGCGGCCTTGACTTTGGTCGTCGCATTCGCCTGCTCACGCCGTCGCCCGCGCCGGGCCCGGCACCGGGTAAGGCCTAACCCATGGCCCTGTGCGTAGCCCTCGCCCAGGACGGCACGTTGATCCCGACCGGTCAGCCGGTGGGGGAGTGCACGGGCTACGTGCTGGTCAGCAGTTCGGAATACGGGGTCTATGAGGTCGTCCAGCAGGTGTTCCAGAAGCCGGATCCGGTGGAAGCGCTGGAGTGGTTCGGGACGTGCTGCGGGCTTGTAGTCGTGTGGTTTGTCGCGGGGCGTCTGGCTGGCAGCGTCGCGGCGATGTTCAAGTGAGCCGGCCAAAAACCATCAATCAAAGAGGAGCAACAACATGGGTGAGATTCTTTCGGGTCTGAGCACTGGCGACGCCGTTACCGCAATGATCGGCGCAGCCGCGCTGATCGCACTGGTGGGCTTCACCAAGTGGGGTGCAAAGAAGGTCGCCGGCTTCTTCGGTTGATCGAAGGGTGGCGAGGGTGGGGCGGTCAGTTGACCGCCCTTTCTCTTTGAGGGAGACGGGAAATGATCATTCTGGTGCTATGTGGTTTTCTCGGTGCTGCGTGCGGCATCGCTGGCGTGAAGGGGCTGGACGCATGATCCGGGTCGTGGTTGTGCTTTGCATCGTCGTGCTGAATCTGCTGGCGGTGCACGTTGCTTCGGCGCAGGTGGTAACGGGGCCAACTGGCTGCCGCGTGGGTGATGGCTGTGACCAAGGAGCTGCATACTCCATGTGCTTGCAGGGTGCAGCGGTCGGCCTTGCCGAAATTCAACGACGTGCCGGCTCATCCGGAACTCGCTGGACGGGATCTACCTGTAATCCCGCTGCTGGTGTCTCTGGTCATGGCGTGTTTGAGGCGTTCGTTACTGACGGCGGCTCGCTGGGCAACCTGTCAAACACTCTTTCGCCGAGTAAGTTCTATTGGGCTGCAGCGAAGTCCTGTTCGGCGCGCCCTGATCTGGTCAATGCCAGGTACAAATCGGCCGAATCGTCTAGCTGCTCGGGCGGCTGTGCGTTCGCCCCGGTACTTGGTGGGGGAGAGACATATGGCACCACGACTGTGGGTGGTGACACGTTCACGCGTGCGTCGAGGCTTGCGCCTACCGGGCAGTCGTGCAGCTCTGGAAATCCGGCGCAGGAGCCGACAACCGGTAATGAGGATCAGTGCGTGCAGCAGGGCACGTTGACTCAGTGCGTCAAGAGTGATGGCACGATCTGCACGGGAAAGAACAAACAGTTTTGCTTCAAACCCGGCGAGTCCGGCATTAAGACGTCAGGCAATGAGGCGGCGTCGAATGTTCCTGACGGCAAGGCGTCGAAGGTGCCGCCTGTACCACCGGCCAATGGCGGTGACTGGGAGAAGATCGCTGACGCGTTGGTCAAGGTTTCGGAAACCAAAGGTGGCACGACTACGACCAACAACAGCACGATCAACAACTACGGGTCCAGCTACGGAAGCTCGGGTAGCGGCGCTTCGGGTAACGGCGCGGCAGGGCAGTCTAACGGTGGCAGCGGTGATGGCTCCGGTAGCGGCAACGGGTCGGACGGTGATGGGGATGGAGAGGACGATGGGGCCGGCTCAGTAGCACCGGTTGATGAGCTCTACAAGAAGAGCGACAAGACCGTGGAGTCTGTGATGTCGGACTTCTACTCGCAGGTGCAGGCTGCGCCGATCATGGGGGGAATTTCTTCCTTCATGACCGTTCCCGGTGGCGGGTCATGCCCGGTGTTCTCGCTTTCGGCTTCGAAGTACTGGCAGGCGATGACTTACGACGGTCATTGCTCGGGAAATTTCTTGGCGTTCTTGCACGCGGCGGGATACGTGATTCTCGCCATCGCGGCTTATTTCGCCCTCCGTATCGCGGTGACCTGATGAACGTTCAAACGGGGCAGTTGAGCTTCGCAATGCAGGCTGGGTGGCTGGATGACCTTACGGGTTGGATCTGGAAGGCCATCAAGGCCGTGTGGGACGCGTTCACCGGCTTTATCGGTGATCTGTTCGTGATGTGGTTGGAGCAGTCGCTGAGCGCGATTCTGTACGTGCTGAACCTCATGCCGGTGCCGGATTTCATGAAGAACCAAAGCATCGGTTCGATGTTGGGGCAGGCGGGTAATACGATTCTTTGGTTTGCCGAGGTGTTTCAGATTGGGCCGGCGCTGACGCTGATCGGGGTTGCGGCCATCTTTTTCATTGCGCGTCGCGTGCTGACGCTGGGGATCTGGTAATGCTGGTATTCAATGAAGGCGTGCCCCGCGCGGGCAAGAGCTATGACGCGGTGAAGAGCCACATTCTTCCGGCGCTCGCCAAAGGCCGGCGTGTTTTCGCTCGGCTCAACGGTCTGCGGCACGACAAGATTGCCGCGCACCTGGGCGTTGCCGAAAGCGACGTTCGGGCGCTGCTGGTGACGGTGGACACCAAGGATGTGAAGTCGTTTTTTGCCTGCTCGCGTGATGAACAGAGCGGGGCATGGTGCATCCCGGATGAGTTCAAGGATTCGTTGATCGTCATTGATGAGGTGCATGAGTTCTACGTCAATGAGCGCAAGCCGTTGCCGCCGGAGATCGAGAATTTTTGGGCGCTGCTCGGCCAGAATGGTGGCGACGCGGTGATCCTTACGCAGTGGATCAACCGGCTGCACACCGCGGTTAAGGCTCGCATCGAGAAGAAGAACAGCTTCCAGAAGCTGAGCGCGGTGGGCATGAAAGGCCGCTACCGCGTGACGTATTTTCAGACCGTTTCGGCGGGCAAGTTCGAAAAGATCGGCGGTGCCACGCTGAAGTACGATCCGAAGATCTTCCCGCTCTACGACGGCTACGCGCCGGGGGCGGAGAATGTGGAGGTCTACGAGGAAGGCAGCAAGAGCGTTTGGGCGGCAATGGCCTTCCGAGCCGTGATCTTCGTGGTGGTCGGCGGCGTCGGGCTGTACTTCTTTCTGTCGTTCTTCAACAAGGGCAAGAAACCTGATCCGCACAAGGATGCCCCTGTGGCCGCACAGACGACTGTGGGGCAGGGTACGCAGGTGTTTGACGTGGACGGTAACTTCCTACGCTCTGAGGGCACAGAGGGCGCGACGGGGGCGCTGCAAGGGGTATCGCCGGTGCCTGCGCTGCCGGCACCTGATCCGCTGGCGGATTTGAGGCCCGAACAGCGGTATGTGGTTGAGCTTCGGGACCGGGGCCGTATCCGACTTGCAGCCGTCGCCCAGGTGGGAACACGGACACGGGCTTGGGTGCAGTGGATCGATACCGGCAACAACGTCGTTGAGCAACTGGAGTTGGCCCAGCTGGAGGCGCTGGGCTTTGACGTGTCGGTCGAGCTGTACGGCGTGCGCATCGCGTCCGGTGAGCACGTGCTGGTGGCCACGGCGTGGCCCTACGTTGCTCCGCAGCGTGAGGCCGACCCGCGCCTGTACAACCTGTCGAGCGGCGGCACTGCCGGCGTTGCGAGCGTAGCGAGTGACGACGGCGGTGCTGCGGCTCCCGGTGTGGTCATCGGGCATACGTCAGGCAAGCGGGCTGATGTGTTTCCACGCAATCCGGCGGCGACGATCAGCGGCTATACGCCGCCGACCTCCACCCTTTAAGTGACACGTCACTTAAATCCCATTGTGCGTGGTTGGGTATCATCGCGCCTACGTCACCATGGAGTAGGCGATGTACAGGGGAATTCTTGCTTTCATGCTGCTGGCAGTTGCCGGCAGTGTTTCCGCGCAGCAGCAGGTCTACAAGTGCGTGGTGCCGGGTAAGCCGGTGTCGTATCAGTCGCAGCCGTGTCCTGGGCAGGCTGTAAGGGCTTGGGACGCTGTGCCTGACGCTGACAATCCGTATCTTCGTGCAAGGCTTGCGGACATGGATCGCGAGGTCAGGCAGCGCCGGGCTGCGCAAAGGCCGTACACGGCTTCTACCGGCGGTGGTCGCGCGATTGGTGCCTCTATCCCATCGCGGACTGTTTCTTCCAGCGGTGCTTGCGAGAGTGCCAGAGCACAGCGCGACGCCGTTTACAGGGCAGCTGGTCATCGGCGCTCCTTCGCCGTATCCCGCACGATGGACGACGCGGTCTATAACGCCTGCAAGTAGCCGGGGTGTAGGGGCATAGCCCCTACGGATACGCTTCACGCCTTACGCGCGTGCAGAGCGTTTCAGCGCCGGTAGCATCGGGACCACTGGGCATGGTTCCGCGTTGTGACGCACACCACCCCGCAAACCGCGCTTTTCCTGATCCAGCAGGCGGCGGTACTCCTGGGCAAGTGCAGCAGTCAGCCCGAGCCACGCAAGGTCTTCCGGCAGCAGCTCACGGCCTTCGGGCGTTACGAGACGGCCACCCTTAAACGCGAAACCGGCCCAAGGGCCGGTCAGTTTGCGATCACGCATTTTGCAGACTCCATGTCGGGGGCCGTCGTCGCAGCAGGAGCCGTGCCATCGTGCTGGCCACCAATGTCCGAACAAGGCGAACATAATATACATTATGCGAAATTGCATATGGCCGGCTCCGCTGGGTCTGGCTCTGGATCACTTCTGACGAAGCAGGTAAATCTGCTACCAAGCGCCATGTAACAGTGCTACTTGTTCAGTGGACGGGTCGACAAATGCTGAGGGCATTTGCGTGACGAGTCACATAATGCCAATAGTACCCGCTGTTCACCGCAGAAAACTTAGGGCACTTCGAGCAGAAAAGCTGAGCAACCGACGCAGATGTTTTCGAACAGTTATGTGCAGACGTAGACATCTACGGTGCGCGATGAACTATTTTGCCTTTGCCTTCCTAGGGACTGGAAGCTTACGTTTACCACGCAAAGCCGCCTCGATAGCCGCAGGAATCTTGGTCAATTGTTCCTCTAGAAC